TTGGTTACTATGGTGGTATCGGTGTTGTGGGTAATATGACCACATACGGTCAATTTTCTGATGACTCAACATTCGAACTGATACCAACGTGGCAAAACAAGCTTCAAGCAATTATGTATGAAGACAACATCTATACACGCACATCTCATTATTCTTATGAGATCATAAACAACAATTTAAGACTGTATCCAGAGCCCGGTCACTGGGACTTCACGTCAGTGGATAGCATGTGGGTCAGGTTCTATGTACAGGATATGGATGTTTTTACACCCAACTCTGAATACGAGGATGGTGTAGACGGTGTTAACAATATAAACACATTGCCTTTTGATAACATTCCATATGAGAACATCAATGCTATCGGTAAACAGTGGATCAGAAAGTATTGTCTCGCGCTCTGCAAAGAAATGCTTGGTCAGATCCGAGGCAAGTTTACAACTATCCCGATCCCCGGAGAGTCAGTCACACTGAATCACTCCGATCTTTTATCGCAAGCAAAGGACGAGCAGCAACAATTAAAAGATAAGTTAATGGATATGTTGAAGGAGACTGAATACAAAGAACTCGCCAAGTACGACGCAGAAACAGCAGACGCAGCGCAGAACTTATTTAAGAACTCTCCTTTACCAATTTTCGTGGGGTAATATAAATGTCAAATGAATGGAACAGACCAGAGCAGCCGCCCCCACCGCTCTTCTTAGGAAAGAAAGAGCGAGATCTAGTAAAGCAGGTTAACGATGAACTTATTGAAAAGGTTATCGGACAACAGATCCTTTACTACTCTATTGATATGGAAACAACAAACTTCCACGAACTCTACGGAGAAGCAATAGAGAAAACATACCTCCCACCAGTTAGAGTTTATGCTTTGGTTAAGTTTGATGAAGAAGCGACATCGTATCTTCAAGATGTGGGCGTGGACAAAGAATACGCTATTACAGTATACTTCCACAGAAGAAGGCTCACAGAAGATCAGGATGTCTTTGTCCGCGAGGGAGACTTTGTTTTATATGGTAAAACATATTACGAGATAGTTAAGTTATCGGAAGACAGAAAACTGTTCGGTCAAGTTGATCATACATTTGAAGTCGTTGCGATCTGCAAGCGAGCAAGAAGAGGACTATTCGATGCTACCTGATAACTTTGACTTTGCACAGTTGCCCCCAGAGGCAACAGATGTTACATTAAAAGAAATAGGAATGCTTTCCTCAACCATAGAGACAATTGATATGGCGTTAATGTCGTGGGTCAAAGAGGATCTTGACTTATCCGCAAAAACAAACACTGGCTATGAGAGAGTTCCAGTTTTATGGCAAGCACCAGAGCGCGCATTCCAAATAAAAAATGAAAAGTCCTTACGAGACGAAAGAGGCAGCTTGGTTCTTCCGCTTATTAGCGTTGAAAGAACGAACATTATCAAAGATCCCGATCGCAAAGGATCGTTCCAAGCGCACACCTTTTCGCAAGATCACAAAGGCAGAAGCGGTAGAATGGTTATTGCGAGAAGAGTAAAGCAAGATAAAACTCGTAACTTTGCCGTCGCTGCTGGAACAAGAACCAATACTGAGGGAACACTACAACAGTATTTCCCGAGAGTCAACAAAAGAGTGGTTATCCAAAGTTTGTCCATTCCTATCCCTGTATATGTTAATGTAGAATACAAGATAACAATTAAAACTGAATATCAGGAACAGATGAATCAGTTGATGCAGCCTTTTATGACGAGAACAGGACAAATAAATTCTTTCCTTATGAGAAGGAATGGGCACATATATGAGTCATTCATTGACCAAACGTTTACCCACAATAACAACGCATCAAACCTCGCAGAGGATATGAGGATGTTCGAAACAGCAATTAATATACGTGTTTTGGGTTACTTAATTGGCGAAGGAGATAATGATGATCGACCCATAGTAAAGGTCGATGAGAGTGTTGTAGAAGTAACTTTTCCCAGAGAGTCAGCAGTAATTCCCGGTGAGCCGTCGTTTTTGGAAGATTAATTCAGGAACTAAACCCTAATTTATATTGTTCGTTCATCCTTTTGAAATGCAAAACACTATTTAGGTAATGATTGTTACGTCTTTCAAGACAAATAAATACAAGAGGATTGTCTAATCATGTCAGTAAAGAAATTTAAATTTGTTTCCCCCGGAGTTTTCATCAACGAGATTGATAACTCTTTTATCCCGAGAAGACCCGATGTCATTGGACCCACGGTTATCGGTCGTGCTACCAGCGGTTTAGCTATGCAGCCCATCAAGGTTGAGGCTTACTCTGATTTCGTTAGTATGTTCGGAGACACTGTTCCGGGTCAGGCGGGTGGAGATGTCTACCGCGATGGTCAGGATACTCAGTCGCCTATTTACGGTACTTACGCAGCAAAGGCTTTCTTGAACGCTGGTGTGGCACCTCTTACATATCTTAGAACACTCGGTCACCAGCACCCCTCTGCTGATACCCCATCCGCTCCGTTTTTCTCGTCGCAAGCCGGCTGGCGTACAGAGAATTTAGCAGGCGCTAATGGTGGTGGTGCTTTCGGCTTATTCGTTATGCCTTCTGCTAGCTTGGAGTCAACTGGCTCAATTACTGGTACTGGAACTGCTAACACTGCTAGCTTGGCCGCTGTTTGGTACTTAGAGTCAGGCATGATGATGCTTTCAGGAACTGCCATTGGTTCAGCTTCGGCAGACCGTATCAACTTCAAGGGTCTTGGAACCGTTATCGAGTCAGATAGCAACGGTCTCTTCAAGGCAGTTTGGAGAAGTGGCGATACCGGCGCAGAGAGAGCATACGACTTCAACTTAGACGATAACAGCCAAAACTTCATTCGTAGAGTCTTCAACACGAACCCACAACTAATGGTTTCAGGAAACTTCTACCCCAGCGCGTCTGAGACTTCTTACTGGCTCGGTGAGTCCTACGAGCAAGAGATCAGAGACCTCACTAACAGCAATGTTGCCTCAAGCATGTTCGGAGTTATTGTTCCGCTACACCTTAGTAGTTCAAGCGGAGATATTTCTCCAGCAAACCGCACGGGCGCTAACGCTCAGGCTCGTGAAGCTGTTGCTGGCTGGTTCATCAGCCAAGACACTGGAGTTGCTTCGGAGTTCAACCCCGTCAGCAAGGCTACCAAGCTTTTCCGTTTTATCGGTCGTGGACACGGTGCATGGCTGAACGACAATGTTAAGATTTCCATCGCCAACATTCGTCAGTCCAACAACAGCACAACCGACTACGGTACCTTCTCGGTTCTTGTTCGCTCTATCTCTGATACAGATAGCGCACAACAAATCCTTGAGAGATTCGATAACTGTAACCTTGATCCATCTTCTCCCAACTATATTGCTCGCAAGATCGGTGATCAATACACTGCTTGGGTTGAGGGCGAGAGAAGACTTAAGACTTACGGTGAGTACCCGAACCAGTCCAAGTACATCTATGTTGATGTTGCCGCAGACGTTGCTGCTGGCGCTTCTGGTATGGAGACTCTTCTTCCGTTCGGTTACTACGGTCCTCCCAAGTACTCGGATGTTGGTGAAGTTCACGTGCGCGGCGCTGGTTCCGCTGGAATTCCAAACAACGCTGGCGACAGTATCTTCATGCTTATCCGCACAGGCTCCACTGAGGACGCTTTCGTAGTGGGCGATCCGGATACCAACACTGTTCTTTCGGCATCAAGCGGTGAGGATGCTACCATTCCGCTTAAGTTGGCATACCCGGAAGTTAGACTTCGTAACTCTGCTTCTGAAGGCGGTATCTCTGATCCACGTAACGCATTCTTCGGAATGTCTACAACAAGAGCATCTGGCTCTACGAGATACGACAGAAGCGTTGCCAACGTTCACTCGATGCTTTCAAACCAGTTTGCCGACAAGGCAGACCCAACAATCAACTCTATCGCAGGTATTGACGGATACGCATACGTCTTCACCTTAGATAACGTTGTTGATGCGAACGCAGGTGTCGGAAACCCAGTCATGTTCTATCGCTCTGGCTCAAGAACAGACGAGTCATCTTACACCTCGCTTGCAGGAAAGACTTACAAGGATCTCCTTGACGCTGGATATAACAACTTCACCGCACCTATGTGGGGTGGCTTTGACGGCTTCAACATTAAGCTTCCTGATCCTCTCTACAACGATGGTATGAGCACTGCTGCTACCGAGCAAAACAGTGCCGCTTACTACACCATCAAGAGAGCCATCGACTCTGTTGCAGATCCAGAGGTTGTTGAGACTAACCTTATTGCGATGCCCGGACTTACCAATGCATCTCTCACCACTCACATGGTTAACGTTTGTGAAGAGAGAGCAGACGCCCTCGCAGTTATCGACCTTCCTGATGTGTACTTACCAGCACACGAGGGTCAATACAGCACACGTCCTAGCAAGGCAGACAGAATTGCTACCACTCCGGAGCAATCAGCGACTGCTCTTAGAGACAGAAGAATCGACTCTTCTTACGGCTGCACCTTCTACCCTTGGGTTCAAACAAGAGATGAAAGAACAGGTGCTGCTATCTGGCTCCCACCAAGTGCCGCAATGCTCGGTGTGCTTGCTAGCTCAGAAAGAAAAGCACAGCTTTGGTTCGCACCGGCTGGCTTTAACAGAGGCGGACTCTCCGAAGGCGCTGCTGGTATCCCAGTTAGCTCCGTCACTGAGAAGCTTACCTCTAAGCAAAGAGATCTTCTTTACGAAGCCAACATCAACCCGATCGCCTCTTTCCCATCAACCGGAATTGTGGTCTTCGGTCAGAAAACCCTCCAAGAAAGTCAATCTGCACTTGATAGAATCAACGTGAGAAGACTGGTTATCTACCTCAAGAAGGAAATCTCCAGAATCTCTACCAACATTCTTTTCGAGCAGAATGTACAAACTACATGGAACCGTTTCACCGGTCTCGTTGAGCCGTTCCTTGCCAATGTTAAGAGTAACTTCGGTATCTCTGACTACAAGTTGATTCTTGATGAGTCAACAACAACCCCTGATCTTATTGATCAAAACATCATGTATGCGAAAATCATGGTGAAGCCAGCACGTGCGATCGAATACATTGCGATCGACTTCGTGGTTGCCTCTACCGGCGCATCATTTGATGACTAAAAATAATCTGAATACTATTTAAAATTGAATATAGGAGCCAATTAAAATGCCATTCTGGTCAGACAACTTTGCCGAAAATACACAACTCAAAGATCCTAAGCGTCAGTTTAGGTTCAAGGTAGAATTTACAGGAATTAGCGCCGCCCAAGGAGGTTCTCTCCTCTGGTATGCTAAGTCAGTAAACAAGCCAGCTTTCACTGTCAACACAGCAGAGCACCAATACTTGAACCATACGTTCTATTATCCGGGCGCTGTGAGTTGGGATCCCATTAGCATTACTCTTGTTGATCCTCGTGACCCTGACATGGCTGCTACTCTCTCTGACATTGTTAACCTTTCTGGCTACAACCCTCCTTCTAACCCGAACTCACTCGGTACTATGTCGAAGGCAAAAGCAGCAGGTGCTCTCGGTGCAGTTTACATCTCACAAATTGATGGCGACGGTAACGAGATTGAGAAGTGGACTCTTTGGAACGCTTTTATCACAAACGTGAAGTATGGCGACATGGCTTACGGAACTGATGACTTGGTCGAGATGACTCTTGAGATCAGATACGACTGGGCACGACTTCAAACCCCCGGTGGTCCTTCACGCGCTACCGCTGGTGATGGTCAAAGCACATTTTTCCAATCATAGTACAACACAACATTTAAACATGCTATAATAGTCTCACACAATATTTCAAAAGAGGTGTATATTGTCAAGAAATAGTGATAGGTTGGGCTCGCAGTTTACTTCAGACACTGCCGAGCCACAACAATTAGCTCAAAACACAGAGAGTGGTGACTTTTCGTTCATCATTCCAACGGAGATCGTGGATCTGCCTTCAAGAGGTGCCTTCTATCCAGCAGGACATCCCTTGCACGGCAGAGACTCAATCGAAATTAAGCAAATGACCGCAAAAGAAGAGGATATGCTGACTTCTAGGTCATTGCTTAGAAAGGGAGTTGCTTTGGACAGAGTTCTTAGCAGCATTATTACCGATAAAAGCATCAACGCTGATAGCTTATTGGTCGGTGATAGAAACGCGCTCATTATTGCAGCACGTATTTCAGCATATGGCAACGACTACAACACAAAAGTCACGTGTCCTTCTTGCGCAACAGCACAAGAGTACAGTTTTGACTTAAACAAAGCCAGTGTTTACTCCGGAGACGACTTAGCCGACGAAGGAATGGACACAACCCCCACAGGCAACGGAACATTTGTTACTCGTCTCCCCCGAACAGGTCTAGAAATTACATTCAAGATCATGACGGGAGCAGATGAGAAGTTTCTTCTTGAAGGTATCGAACTTGATCGCAAGAACAAGCGAACACACGAGAAGAACGTTACAAGACAACTTGTTAATATGATTGTAGCAGTTAACGGAAATACAACATCAGAGGCAGTCAACTATGTTGTACAAAACATTCCATCAGTAGACGTGCGTCACCTTCGTAATGCGTATAAGGCAGCCAGCCCTAACGTTGATTTAACTCAACACTTTGAATGTTCAGAGTGTGATTACGAAAGTGAATTGGAGGTGCCACTTACGGCAGACTTTTTTTGGCCTAACACCTGATTATATGGAGAACGTATATGAGCAGTTCTTCTTCTTAAAATACTCAGGAGGCTGGTCATTATCGGAAGCGTATAACCTACCTATAGGTCTGCGTAAGTGGTTTGTTGAGAGGCTAGTAAAACAACTAGAAGCAGAAAAAGAAGCAATAGAAAATGCCTCTAAGAGCAAAGGCGGAAGAAGCTCTCAGTCATATACATTGTCTGAAAACAATCAACCGCAGATGCCACAAACATTTAACAAAAAATATGGACAAGGGTAAAACCTTGTCTTTTTTTGTGGCAACTATTTATTGAGTAAGGAACTTTTTTGTGGCTATCAATAGAGCAGATTTAGAAGCAATTAAAGCAGCTATCATCGCCGCTATTAATAGTGCCGCCGGCACTTCTGGTGCTTCAACAGGACCTGATCCAGAAGAAATAAATAAACTAAATGAGCGCCTCTCTTTACTCGAAAAAACGAGCAAAGCTTTGGAGAATCAAGAAGCTCGAATCAGGAACTCGTCAAACGCCACGGAACGCCAAAATGAACTTGATCAAATAGCAATCGACCGCGCCAATAATATAATAGAACAGTCAAAGATCGAAATTGCACTGGAGAAACAGAAAGCAACGCTCGATCAAGCAAAAATAGATAGGCTAGAGCAACAAATCCAAAAACAAGAAGATCTGTTAGAAATCGAAGAAGGCTTAAACGAACAGCGCGACGAGAGTACCAGAAAAACAAAAGAACAAGAAGCAGCTATGGATAGCCTTGCTGCCTCCATGCAAGGTCTGGTTGCTGTTTACGGCACTCATAACATGGTGAGCACTCAAAGCATCATTAGCATGGCTGGACAAATTAAACAAGCTGGAATAATGAAAACTGCCGCAGGTCTTCTCGGGGGTGCCTTTGTTGGTCTTGTGGATACAATGATTAATTTGGCATTCATGACCGATAAAGCAGCAAAGTCATTTATGGCCACAACTGGCGCTTCTAAAGCCGTTGCTGATGGCATTATGAATGATGTGCAGGCAATGTCTTTCTACGGCGTACAAGTAGACCAGCTATACGCTGCTCATACTGCGTTACGTAACGAAATGACAGAGTTCAGCATGCTGCAACCAGAAATGCAGCGCGAGGTTGCGAATACAGGCGCTTTGCTGGAGAAGCAGGGTGTTGCCATGGGTGACTACGCAAAAGCCACTCAGTTGGGAATGAAGGCATTTGGGCTGGGTGCTGAAGGCGCCGCGGCAGCAAGTAGGGATTTGAACAGTCTGGCACTGCAAATTGGAATAACTCCACAGCAGATGGCAGCAGACTTTGCTAGTGCTGGCACTGAAGTAGCTGCGTTCGGCGGCGCTGGTGTAAGCGCATTCAAAGACCTTGCCGTTGTCTCTAAGGTAACTGGCTTGGAGATCGATAAACTGTTGAGGATCTCCGAGGGTTTTGATACTTTTGAGGGAGCCGCAACGCAAGCGGGTAAACTTAACGCTGCGTTAGGTGGTAACTTTGTGAATGCCATGGATTTGCTTATGGCGAAAGAGCCAGCCAAACGCTTTGAGATGATCCGTGATGCTGTGCTTAAGACAGGAAAGACTTTTGATGACATGTCTTACTTCGAGCGTAAGTTCTATGTTGGGGCTATTGACGGAATTGAAACAACTGCTGACCTTGCTCTTCTGATGTCCGGCGACCTCGACGCACTGAAAGATAGCTCCAAGGAAACCACAGCTTCCATTAAGGCACTCCAAGATCGCACAAAAGCAATTCAAAACATTCAAGAGCGTTTTACAACGCTTCTTATGAAAGCTATCCCTGTAGCTACCACTCTTATCACAGCGTTTGAAGGACTCGTTGCTCAGCTTGAAGGAAATGATGAGGCGTTTAAGAAATTTGAATCGGTAGTAAAGGATGTGGTTGGTATAGCCTCCTTACTAATCAATAACATAGATAAAGTAGCATATGGACTCGCAGGGCTTGCAGTAATAAAGCTAGCTGCTAGTATAGTTATGTGGTTTAAGGGACTTGGACAAGCTGCCCCCACTGCTGCTGACGGAATGAAGCAACTAGTCGGACCAACGCTCGCATTTGGCGCGGCTATTGGTATGGCGGGTACCGGAATTGGTATTGCTGCAAATGGTTTAGCAAACTTGGCTGAAGCCTTCTCGTTATTGAATGTGGAACAGATCTCTGGGCTTAATGAAGCAATTTACGCATTAATGGGTACAATGCTGCTATTCGGGGCTGGGCTCTTCTTCGTCGGAAAAGCCGGCGGCGCTGCTGCCGGTGGACTGATGAAAGCCGGACTGGCAGTTGCGCTAATTGGTGGTGGTATAGGCGTAGCAGCCGCTGGTATCGGATATATGGGAGAGGGTCTTGCATCGATGCTTAACGCAATGAACGCCGAGAATACAGCACTCTTTACAGACTTCGTTAGCACACTAGTACTTGGTTCTGCTGGTTTTGCAGCAGCGGGTGGAGGCTTGGCTGCAATGTCTTATGGAATATCTTCTGTTGCTAGCGCGCTGAATGAGATTAATATAGATACCATTAAAGAGTTATCAAAAATGGGCGGTGTAGATGTCGGAGTCACAACCGATGGAGTTGCTAATAATATTCAGACTATCATGGACGCCATCAACGGCGTCGATACATTAAAACTTGGAGCAGCAGCCGTAATGGTCACAGCCGCCGCAGCCAACAACGCTACTGCCGGCACAACCACACCACGAGTGACAGCACAAAAAGAAAAAGATACAAATATTGATGTTAAAGTATATATTGACGGCAAGCAGATGGCTAGCGAAGCTGTTATTGCAGTCAACAACGAAATAACAAAGAGAGTAACAGGAAAGGGAACTTCTGTTATAATACCGGGAAGGAAAGTATAGTAAATGCCAGACAGTTTAGGAATATTTAAGCAGCAAAAATACAAAGAGATAACGCTCAATGACAGAAACGAGACATCTGCTGGGCATCTTAGTCCCGCAACCACAGACGGCATAGCGAATAACGCTGAAGCTGTTCTGTCTTTCTTTCATGTTCCATCTGAGAGCGATGTGTTTTTCAAGGCTTTCATAACTACTTTCAACGAGTCGTACTCTTCAGATTGGACTCCTGATACTGTATTTGGTAGAACTGACCCAATTTATACTTTTAAGAACACAACAAGAAACATAACCTTGTCTTGGAAAATCCCTGCTGAAACGATCAGCGAGGCTTATGAGAACTTAGGAAGAGTTCAAAAACTCGCCCAGTTCCTTTATCCCAACTATTCTGGTCTCGGTGATAACATTAATACGCTCTCTCAAAGTCCGCTTGTTAGGCTAAAGATGATGAACCTGATCCAAGGCGGTAATGAGCAAGCCATCAATGAAGATATAGATGCTCCAAATGCAAGAACTTTGCTTAGTCGTTACATCTCCGCCAATAACCCTTCGCAGGGACTTCTTGGTGCAATAACAAGCATGAATGTGAACCATAACCTTGAGAATCCAGATGCTGGTGTTGTTCAGACAGCAACAAACACAATATTACCGAAGTTGATCGAAGTCAGCATCGACTTTGCAGTTATTCACGAGTCTGTGCTGGGTTGGGATGAACAAAACAACTTTATGGATCAGTCTTTTCCATATAATGCTGTACTGGAGTCGGAAAGATATAACGTTGAACCGGGTTCATATAATGAAAGAATTGCTGCTCGACAAGCTCGTGAGAACGATAGGGTTGCTGCTGAGCAAGCTCGCGAGAATGCAATTGCTCGTGGATATAACGGGATGTTTGGGAAAGCAGCACAACGGAGAGATAAAAGAACTTTAAAGAAGCTCGATAGGAAAATTCAAGCCGGAGAAGCAACAGAAGTTGATGTTAGAAACTCTCAGTACTTAGAGAGTGCTTTACGAGGACAAGAGGCTCTCGAAGAAGAACAAAGAGCTATGGCTGACTTCACCTCATAACGGAATAAAACAATGTCAAGATACAACGCATATAGAAAATTATTGAACGCTAGTGAGTATTATAAACCTCTTAGAAAAAGCAGAGGAAAAGAAAAAGGTCTTACTCACTACGAGACGCCTGTGCTATATCATCCGACATTGAGTGATAGAATTAATATCGCAACAACAACACACGTTTGGACTACATCGGATAGGTATTATAATTTAGCTAACCAATATTATGGAGATCCGAAACTGTGGTGGATCATCGCATGGTACAATGGAATGCCAACGGAAGGAGATATCTATCCGGGCGATTTGATAACAATTCCTCTTGACGCACAGGAAGTTTTAGATTTATTGGGAGTTGACTGATAAATGAGTTTAGAGCAGT